TTATAACTTTTCTATAAATGCTTTATCGGTTGGTCAATGGTCTGAACTATTTCACTATCAAAGCACTGGAACTCTATCAGCAAGCATAGACCCAAATATATTAAGCATCATATCTGCTTCATCTTCTTTGTCAGCCTCAGCAATAACTGGGGTAGTAGCAGACTCTTATGGAATAGCAGAATCTAAAAATGGTTACTACATAGTTGAAAACAATAGATTACTTTCTTATAGCGATAACTTCCCTATTACTTTCGGTGCTACAAATATAACTAATATTGCACACCCTCTTTATGGAGAAATACCTTCTATGGTTTTTCCAGCAGAAGGATTTTTAAATGAGTCTGGCAGATATAAAGAAACTACTTTAGAGTTTTGGCTAAGGGCACATACCAACGTATCAAGTCCAATAAGAATATTTGGACCACTAACAACAACTGACGGTATTTATGTAGAAAAAGATTTTATAACAATTAAGATAGGACCATATAGAAAATCATACTTTATAGGTAAATGGTATAGACCTATGCTACTAGACTTTAGATATAACATAGATACTGCTTCATTATTAATCAATGGAGATTTAGTTATTGATATGGACATAGATCAAAATAAATTTACATTGGCAGATAAAGATTATAACTATGTAGGAGTTTATGGAAATGAAAATGTATACCCATTTGAAATAGACGCTATTGCTATTTATCCATACGTAGTTCCAGAGCAAATTGCAAAGAAAAGATTTGTTTACGCTCAAGGAGTTGAGTCAGCAAATAACATTGTGTCTAATTTTAAAGGAGACTCTTTCCAGGTAGACTTCCCTTACGCTAAATATACATCCACTATAAACTACCCAGATATGAACAGTTGGAACTCGGGATTCTTTAATAACTCTAACAGCACCTCTAAATACCTTACAAATCCAGAATACTCTCTTCCACAAATTATTTTTAGTGAAGAGGTAGATTTAGATAATTTCTTAATAGATAACTATAATATACAAGGATCTGACTATCCATTTATTAAATTAAAGCCTAATGCAAATTATAATAATATAGTTTCAAGTATTAATTTTAATAGTTTGAATGTTTTGAGTACCCCAATTAAAAGTATATTCGGGGTATTTAGAGCACCATCTACTCTGACTGCTACTAAAGAAGTATTAATGTACTTCTCTAATAACTTTAATAATAACAACTTTTCAGTTAAAACAAGTAATGCAGGAGTGGAGTACTTCTATAACGATACTAAGATATTTGATCACTCTATTGTAGAAAATGCTGTATTTATTGCTGGTTTTGATTTAGATATTATATCTCAAGAGTATTCAACTATCTTAAATAACTTTTTTTCTAACCCTCAAAATATATCTTTTAGTTTGGGTGGAAATCAATCATCTATGTTTAGTGGAAAGATATTTAACTTTACATTTAACAATAGAATGTTTACAGATAAAGACCTTGATAACTACATACACAGCACTGGTTTTTTTGACCCAGACGTTGAGGCAGACAATCTTATAGACTACATTGGAAACTATACTTTCTTCCCACAAGTATTATCAGATAGTCTTATTATAGACGTTGGAAGTTCTGGGTATTGGGAAGACTCCATACCGCTTTCTTACTTTGGAAAATTTGTAGAAGATAAAAACAAAAATCCATACTACGACTTAGACTTAATGCAATTCAACGTAGAGGCACCATCACCTTTAATTTTACAAAAAGATCAATACTACGTTCTTGACGGTGGACTATCTACAACCTTAGACTTTGATTTATACTTTGACAGTGGCACACCAACCACGTCTGCTTCCAGCGTTGTCTTATCCTTTGATGGAGGAACCCCCGCTACTGTTCTATTTATTGAGTACTTAACAGAAGAAGAATTAGATATAGCGTATGGATCATTCTCAAGAGATGACTATACAGTAAAAACATATATAACATTACAAAATTATACAGATGTAGGAAATATTCCTTATACAGAATATTCTAATACTAAAAGGATAGGTGCAGATAGGGTATTAGATTTAGATGAATATACTACTGCCCAAATAAATAATACTAAGTTTGAAGTGACAGATAGAACAGTAATATTCCCACCAAAAGAACTAGTAAACTTTGCAGACTATTATATAACTATACATTTAGAAATTCAAACAAAGGGTATAAATAGAACCCCTATTAAAATTAAAAGAATGTCTATATCATCCCTTGCATATGATGAATCATCCTTTTATTCCATTAATAGTCCTGACGGATATAAACTATTTCCATTTAATAGATATGGAGATATATATGCCTATAAACTAAAAAACCCTTTTACTATATATAAAGATTCTACTTCTTATATGTATAATACTGGAGATTCTGGTATTACCGTTCTCCCATACGACAGTCCCGCTACTAGAGGTATCACTGTTCCAATTAATCAGCAGTTAGCAACAGAATATTTGCTTGGAGGTGTTCAGTTTTGGAGTTTTTACAACAAGGGTGAAACGATAGAAGAAACGGTACAGGTAGGAAAGATTTCTACTAGAGATAGGTCTTATGATATTAAGTTAGTTCCAGAGTCAAATTATACTAGGGCTAAGATGGTTCTTTTTGATGAGGATACTAACAATGAAGCAACTGGTATAGTTTTTTATCAAAACGGTAGTATTGTAGACAATCCATATATTCAACCTTTATCTTGGAATGCAATAATAATTACTTTTGAAGAGTCTATAGATTTACCAAGTTCTGTAGGGCAGTTAGAAATATATGAAGGATTAATGGTTAATAATATTGCATTCTATAAAAAGTCTTCAGATGTTCTTGGTTCTATATTTGTTGATAACGAGTGGAGAGACTTAAGGGCAGACACCACATGGGGATCATGGTATGAGTCTGGTGCTGGAATTTGGGAAGAAATAGAAGGACAGAGTGAGCCTTTGACATTTATTATTGATGGAAAATCAATTTATGATTCTACTTTTGGAGTTTCTAGCGTAGTTGGAAGAGATAATTCAACTTTATCTATTGATTCTGATGGTGTAACAATAATTACTGGAACAATTTGGGAAGAGTATAGCGGAAGACCTGTATAATCTGATATAATTGGGTTATGAATAATAAAAATATTGACAAAAATGGTAAGTCTAAGTTAAAAGTAATTAATAAACAACAAAGATATGGCTTATACGTGTGGCAAATGGATCACAATGGAAAGGCTTTTGGAGACAAAAGTGGCAACGTAATGAATATTCCAGGTAATCAGTATGATTTAGATAAGATGAGCAAGGTAGCACAGGCCGCTAGACATTATAATGCTCCAGCAGGAAAGGTAATTTTTATGCCAGGAGTAAGAAGAGTATCAGATATGGAATACTCTGAACAGATTGGAAGAATGAAAGAAGGATATATTGCCAGCGAAACCGACATTGGTGCCTGGATGGATGCAAAAAAGGGGATAAACACAAATGGAGAATGAAGAATTAGAATCTATTGCAAGAATAGATAATTTAGATAGAATGGAAAGACCAGAAAAAAGCGATGACTTTATGGTCGATGCAGAATTAGCAAAAACATATACAGGACTAGATTCAAATTTTAAACGTAGAGCAACAAGATCAATAAGCAAGGCATTTACTGGTCAAGAAAATACAGGGTCAAAACAGTTATTTCAAGAACAAGACATAGTTACAGCATACGGACTTTATGATGTAGTTGTTCCACCATACAATTTAGACGAACTAGCATTCTTCTATGAAAACTCATTTGCTAACCATGCTGCTATAAATGCTAAAGTAGCAAATACTGTTGGCTTAGGGTATTCATTTATCAACACAGACTCAACTTTAGCAAGACTAGAAGATGCTGAATCAGATGAACAATTGATTAGAGCACAAAGAAAAATCCAAAGACTAAAGGCTCAAATGACCGAGTGGCTAGAAGAACTAAACGATGAAGATACCTTTAGCCATATTTTAGAAAAAGTATATATTGATGCTGAATCAACAGGTAATGGATATATAGAAATTGGTAGAAAGGTTAACGGAGAAATCGGATACGTAGGCCATATTCCATCAACTACAGTGCGTGTAAGAAGATTGCGTGATGGTTATATTCAGATAGTAAATCAAAGAGTAGTTTATTTTAGAAACTTTCAAGGTAAAGAATCAAACCCAGTAACTAACGATCCTAGACCAAACGAATTAATTCACATTAAAAAATACTCACCAAAGACTTCTTATTATGGAGTTCCAGACACAGTAGCCTCATCTGTTGCTATGGTTGGAGATAATTTAGCGGGTAGATATAATATTGATTATTTTGAAAACAAAGCAGTGCCAAGATATATAGTTACTCTAAAAGGAGCAAAACTATCATCTGATGCAGAAGATAAGTTATTTAGATTCTTACAATCAGGACTTCGTGGTCAAAACCATAGAACCTTATATATACCACTTCCAGGAGATTCTACAGATAATAAAGTAGATTTTAAAATGGAACCTATTGAAAATGGAATACAAGAAGGATCATTTGAAAAGTATCGCAAATCAAACCGTGACGATATCTTAATGGCTCATCAAGTTCCATTCTCTAAAGTAGGAGGAGGCGCTGGAGTTTCAATAGCCTCAGCCATATCCTCTGATAGAACCTTTAAAGAGCAGGTTGCAAGGCCAGCACAAAGAAACCTAGAAAAGGTTATAAACAAAATTATAAAAGAAAAAACCGATATGGTTGCCTTTAAACTTAACGAACTAACCTTGACCGATGAGACTACTCAAAGTCAAATTGATGAGCGATACCTAAGAATGCAGGTAGTTGTTCCCAATGAGGTTCGTGAAAGACTTGGATTCCCATCAAGAGTGGGTGGACAAGAGCCTATCGTCTTAGGTGCTCAACAAAGAGCAGAGATCACATCTCAAGCCGCTGGCAATAGAATGAGAGACCAACAAAGAACTGATAACAACAGCGATTCTACTTCAACCACTACAGGACGAGGTCCTGGTGGCGAGGGTAGAACGGTAGAATAATAAATAGTTATAAGTTTTTCAAATCTCTTATAAACACTTATATAATGGAAGTAGTATGACTAATATGCATAAAGCATTTTGGCACTCTGAAGATAATTCAATTAAGTTATCCATGCCAATCGCTAAAATCGATAAAGAGAAGCGAACAGTTTCTGGGTTTGCTACCCTTGACAATGTTGACAAGCAGTCAGACATTGTTCCTACTGATGTAAGTATAAAGGCTTTTGAAAGGTTCCGTGGAAATTTACGTGAAATGCACATGCCAGTGGCTGTGGGTAGAGTAATGTCATTTAAGTCAGATAAATTTTATGATAAAGACAAAGATAAGTTTTACAATGGGGTGTACGTAGATGCATATATTTCTAAAGGTGCTCAAGATACTTGGGAAAAAGTTCTTGATGGCACTCTTTCTGGTTTTTCTATTGGCGGCAGCATCAAAGATACTGAAGACCAATACGACCCAGAAATGGATAAATCCATTAGGGTTATTAAAGATTACGACCTTCACGAATTATCGCTTGTAGATAATCCTGCAAATCAATTTGCTAATATTGTATCTATTCAAAAAGCAGAAGATGGACAAAATACTTTTGACGGTATAATGACAAAAATGTCACTTGAAAATGTATACTGGTCTAAAGAAAATAGTCTTGTAAGACTATCTAAAGAAGAAGACATTAGATCAGGAGAAACCTTAATAGGTTTTGTAGAAACAACTGATAACGAAAAAAACGAAGTAATTAAGAATTTAATTAAAGCATATGGAACTATGACAAATGAAAATGTTCCTACTAAAAATCCTACAACAATTAAACCTAAGAAAAAAAAGAAAGATGACGAAGAAGATATGGACAAAGC